TTTAAAGTATAAATGCAAAGAGATCTCGTTGTAAGCAAGTATTTGGTCAAAGGCATCTATTAAAAGTCCTTGAAAGCTCTTAATTACAAGATTGTCAAATAGTATAGATGCTGTCTTTAACTCGTCAGCGTTGTTACCTAAACCTGTATCGTCCTTTATACCAAACAACATAGGACTTACAATTCTGTGTGATACCATAATCTTTTTAGAACTTTCGTTACTTAAAAACTCGTATTGTTGGTGTGCATCGCTTAACTGTACAGGCTCTATACTTGCAGCAGTTTCTGGATTGTCATTAAATGCTAAAATAAATTTACCTGCATTACTTGAGCCACTAAACTTTTCGTAGATACGTCTTTCTATCATTTCTCTTTGCTCTGGATCAGGAGTTCCGTTGTTGAAGTTAATTAACATACTTGGGGCAAGTCCGTTTAGTATGTTGTTTAAATGGAAGTTAGATATTTCCTCCTCCAATTCAGCGTATTGTGTTCCACCTTGATAATCTACTGGACTGTAATATTTAAACCCTGCTCTATAAGGTTTGATGTACATTATTTCAAGTCCCTCTTTAGAAGTTCCAAATGCAGGTATTCTTTTTAGTTCGTTTCCTCGCTTGTACTTTGACCAATCACTAAAATAATAGTAACCCTCTATTTGTCCTTTATCGTTGCACTTTTCAGCTCTTAATGTCTCAATAGGCATATGTTCTAACTGAACAATCTTGCTTCTGTCTTTTGAGTAGATAACTTGCACAGCACATTGTCCCATAAGTTTTAAGTCATAACATAGCTTTCTGGTACAATCATTGTTAAACAACGACTTCATTTGTGCGTACTCATTAGGCTTTTTATTTGAGTTGGTAGCATCTAACCCTTTTCCGTAGATCATCTCGCTAACACCATTTATAATAGCGTTATTGGTAGGACTACCATTGTATCTGTCTATAAGATATTGGAAGTAGTTGTTATCTTCTCCGTATTCTATAAAGTCTTTGCCTCTTACTTCTTTAACTTGTGGAGAAGTATAGGTGCTTAAATTTACAATACTTAAATCTGATTTATTTTTCATATCACAATATAGTCGTTATCGTGGACATCATCACCTGTTGGTATTGTGTATTCGTTGTTGTTTACTGAATAAGAAGATACTGTTTGATCAGTACAAAATATCTTATCTTTATAAATAACGTTACTACCTTCTTTTATAGTCAAATCATAAAATCTTCCCTCAACAAGTACAGGACTTAATGCTTGAGATATTACTAAATAATTTTTATCTGTAGAAGTGCTTATAGATGAGTATGTTGTTGAGGTGTTTTTTGTATCGTCTCTTAATATCATACTAATCGTACTTGCATAACTTCTTGGAATTATTTTTAATGTTTGAGCTGATGCAGATGTCGTTAAACGTATCATACTTATATAACGTAATAAGTTTAGATTTTGTGTATAAAAAAAGCCACCCAAAAAGAGTGGCTAATTTTTAATGTATATAATCTACTATTTAATCATTTTTTATGCATCAGGATCCATAGTTGCACTCGCAACATCTGGAATAGTACAGAAGAACGGAGGAAACACCTCTGTTGCTACTGCTGTTAGTGTGAAACCTTGAAGGTCTCCTGGTGCTGCACCTGTTACAATAGTACCACCTGTTACTTCTGCCCCGTTACCGTGTCCCATAAGTAAATATTTAATATTTCCTGATCCAGGAGGGTATAACTCAATTACATATAGCGCTCTACCTCTATTCAAAAGTTTAATTTCCTCTTGTGTAGCTACATCTAAAGTTTGCAAAGTAACGTTAAGAGTACTTTCATAAAAAGTTGTTCCATTCTCTCTTGAAGAATTTACTGATGTTTCTAAAGAAGATTGTCCTCCCTTTACCTCAAACTTAAAAAACTCTGCACTATTGTCTGTTGGTAAAGTTATAGTCCCTGCACTTGGTGATAAAGCAGCAACTACTGCACCGTGTGCACTGTCGAAATCTAATATATATACATTTTTAATACCAGCAAAGGCGTTTTTACATCCTATACCTCTACCTTTTGTTATTGCACAAGCCATATTTTTATTGTATTAAAAAAAAGGGTAGGGTTAACTACCCCTTTATAGATTAGTTAATTATGAGTAAAGAACTACGTCAGCACCTACACCAATCTGGCATCCTGCTGTATATCTCATTACTACTCTTACGTTCTGTGATCCATCAATATCTGACATATCAATTACCTTGACCTCCTGACGGTCGTTTAAAAGTCCCGTGCCGAAGAAAAGATTGCTTGATCTTGCAGCGATTGCGTTGTTATCAGCAAAACCTGAAGATGGGTAAATCTTGACACCATCAAAGAATAAACCATCTAATGATTGATTGTTACCTTTGTTGTCATAACCTGCTGCTCCTAAACCTGATGCGCCAAAACCACCTAAAGCTCTAATGTAAGCTCTGTAGATGTTTTGTGATACATAGATAATAAGGTCATCTGCTCCGTAAACTCCTGATGGAATAGCATCAACAATAGCTCCTAATTGAGCAATTACGTTAGATGATGTTACAGTTGCTTTTGCTACATCTACTACTGTAGAATCTGCTCCTGCTAATGTAACGAATCCGTCAAAGTTTCCTTCTCCTGATGATCCACTCCAAATAGAAGTTTCAGTTGCACTTGCAACCTCTGCTGCTACTCTTGCGATAACGAAATCAGAAAATAGTGGAGGTAGGTTATCAAAAGCACTAAAGCCCATTTGTGCAGCTTCCCAGTCAGCGTGTAATTCTTTTTTACAGATTTGTAAGTTTACCTGTAATTCAGCTGGTGTTAATACTTTTTCAGTAAGTGTAAGACCTGAAGTTGATGAATCAAAATCACAGTCAGCACTTCTTACTAAATTTGAGAAAGCCCCTACTTTCATAGCAGCTTTGTACTTAATGTTTGGTAGTATGCTAATCGCAGCATCATCTAAAGTTTTTGCTGTCAATAAAGACGCAGCAATATACTTACCTGCAAACTCTCCTGCATAACTACTACTTGTAATTGTTGGATTTGGCATTTTATTAAATTTTAATTATTGGTTAATTTTTTCATTACTCTATCTAAAGTTGTTTCTTTTCGGTTATTACCGAATCTTACTTTAAATTTCTCTTGTGCTTCAGGATTGTGAGCAATTGGCTCAACAGCAGGAGTTTTGCTTAATTCTTCCTTTACTTCCTCTGCCATTTCTTCTTTTTTATCCTTTAGCTCGTTAATCATACCTTTGATTTCCTCAACGGCTGATTCAAATTCTTCTTTACGAACATATTGCATTTCCTCTTTCTCTTTTTCTTCCTGCTCTACTTCTTCTTCTTGTGCAGCTTTGATCTCTGCAATAACTCCTTCTTCTTCTACAACTAACATTCTTCCATCTTCCATTAGGTATTCACCTTGTGGTACGGCTACCTTGTCATCTTCTGTAAGAATAAAGATTTCGTTTCCTGATTCAAAAGCATCTGCTTCTAATACTGTTCCGTTTTCGAGTTTTAGCTGTGCTAACTCTAATGCTTCCTTTGGAGATTCTTCTTTAACTTCTTCTCCCAAGTAAGTCTTGATTTTGTTTAAGATTTCTGTTGATTTCATATTATTATAACGTGTTAAAATTTATATTTGCATTTTTAATTATTTAAGTAAATTTTCAAGTGTAACAGTAAAGTTGATTACATTACCTGATGTTTCTTTTAAATCATTTATAAATTTTGTTACATCATTATAACCATCTATTTGATTTGGGTTTACACCTAAATCTGCTGCTGCTTTTTTTACTTTGTCAAGATTTTTTTCAGCTAATTCTATTTTTTTCTTAACTGATTGTATAATTCTATTATTTGAGTTAACTCTTTCTTTAGCATTTGGTATCATAGTCCTTAAATCATTGTATAAAGTTCTTGATTCTTTGATAGCTTCTTCATCTATATTTATTGCTGCTCGTAAAGAATTAATTGATCTTTTTATATCGTCAACTAAAGCTAACTCTACCCTTTCTGTAGATAGTTCTGTCATTATTGACACATTTCTCATCGCTTTTTTTCTCATATCTTATATTTTACCGATTCCTTGATTTATTATATTACCCTTACAGCACTTTACTGAATAGGTTTCATCTTTACATAAACAACCTCTACGCCCTCCTCTTGGACTTGTTTTACTTGGTGTTTCAAATTTTTTCATCTTCCTTGTCCTCTATATTTTTTTTTGTAACCATTTTGTCCTACACTCGCATTTTTGCTGTGTGGGTGTGATTTTCTTTTTGGTTTAACGTATGTTCTTATTACGTTTCTTGCCATTACTTAATAGGTACACAATTAGGTACTTTCCTTCCGTTCTTCATTTTCATTCCGTATTGCTCGTATCCTGGTTGACAAGGTGCTTTTAGGTTATGCTCCTCACAAGGCATAAACCAAGTCTTACCCTCAAACTCGTGTTCGTGATATTTATCACAACCAATATCTTCTGCTGCTTTAATTGCTAACTCTTTTGTAGAGTATGCTAACCTATCATCTATTATAGCAAGATCATCACTAACAATCACACTTGCTAATTCTATCTCGCCTAATTCTTTTAGTTTAGATTCTGACCATCTTAACCCTGCTTTACCACCCCAAAGTAAATATGAGATAGTTCCACACGCTTTAGAATCGCCTTCATCGTAGTATTCTTCTGCTCTACTTAAGAAAGAGTACATTCTTTTAATTGTTTCTTTGGAGATTGGTTCTCCTTGTGCAAGTTGTTTAGCTCGTATCTTGCCAACTTGTGTAGCACATTTGTTGTTTACATTTTTGTTTAGTTCTATGCCTCTTTTAGCGTTGTTTTTTACTCCGTCAGGGTAATCTCTGTAGGATTCGAGTTCTCGCCTCTTACCACCCTTTAAACGCTTGTCCTCTCTTACTATTGATTTAATGTAAGATAGCATTTCCTCTGCTTCTTCTTCCTCAAAGTCATTTACAGGTTCTTTAGGTCTTTCCATCTTGTCAGCAAAGTAACCTTCTATTGAGAAACCTTTGACCTTGCCTGTTTTGACAAAGTTGTTCCATATGTCATCGTTGTTTACTTTAACAGCACCCATCCAAGTACCTACAGGAACATTTAATCCATACTTACGTGATTTGTCGTGCACCTCATCTTCTACTAACCAAGATTCTACTAATGTTAATCCGTTGATCGTATGTTGGTGTTCTAATGTAGCTTTAGATTGATTTCCGTTCATTAAATAAAGCTGTGATGCTTTGGCTACTGTGTCTGTAGAAAAATATATGTAATATTCTTCATCACCTTTTTTACGATAGATAGGTTTGTTAGGGATAAGCAAAGCACCCATAAGAATACGTTTTTCTTTGTCTACCTCTGCCAGTTTTATCTCTTCGCTTTTAAGTGCGATAAAATCTTCTTCTATAGCAGGATTTTCTACTACTGATATAGCTTCAATTCCTGTAAGCTCATCATCTCCTAAAATTAATTCAACGATTCTCATATATGTATAACGTATTAATTTTTAATTTTGTTTATCCTATACTTGCTCCCTCAATAATATTTCTGTCAAGCTCTTGTGCAGAGGTTACATCATTGGAAACTACAAAGGCTCTTACAGGTTGTTGTGATTGTCCTGCTATTGCATCTGCAAGTTGATTGGAATCACTTGATCCCACTATGTTAAATGCAGGTGCTTGTGATCCAGGTGCATTAGGTCTTGATGGCGATGAAATATTTCCACCACCTCCAGGTATTTTTGATTTAGCTTTTCCTACGGCTTTAGTCATAGATGCTATTATGCCTGCTGCTTGTGCTGCATATGCAATTATTAAAGGAACGTTTTGTGGAAAACCTGCTTTTAATGTTGCTGTAAAACCTTTACTAACGTCCACTCCTGATTCAGCACTTTTTATTGCAATATCTTGTAATGCTTTTTTTGCGTTTAACATCATTTCTTTCAAAACTAAACCTTGTTTTGCTATAAAAGCTATTTTACCAATAGCTGTTTCTTGATTTACTAAACCTGCTATTGCATCAACAGCCATTTGTTTATTTTTAACTCTATCCATCTCAAGTTGGAATTCATCCTCGTTTGCCTCTTTTATTAAGTCTAATCTTTCTCTTTCTAATGAGTTTATGTTTGTTAGTTGTTCTGACCTGAAACCAGCTACCTGTGCTTGTACTGCAGCTAATTCATTTTCTGCTTCTATAAATGCTTTTTGCGCTTCAAGATTGTCTTTGTTTTTAGCAAGTTCTATTGCAGCCACATCAACTCTTAATTGTGCGTTTTTCATCATTTCTTCCTCTTGCTTGTCAAGAATCTCTCCTAATTTTTCGTTAGCTTTTATTCTTTCTTCAATAGTCTTGCTTTCATCATCCCTTATTTGTCTTTGTTGCTCTGCTTGTAAGTCGTATTTCTCTACTAATCCTTGTTGTATAGCTTCTGCTAATTCTGATTGTTTATTTAATTCTACTGTTGCTTTTGCTGATTCCAAAGTAGATTTTGTATATTCCTTAATTGCATCAGCAGTATTAGTTATTGTTTCTTTTACAGCTTCAAAACCTCCCTCTTCTCCTGTTACAACATCAAATAATTCTTTTGTTGCTTCTTTTGCTGTTTCTGATGCTCCTGCCCAATCGCCTTGAAAAAACTTTACTGCTGCTTTACCAAATAAACCTAATGCTTCTATACCTTGCTTTACTCTTTTTATAATTCCTTCTTGTATAGATACTCTTAAATTATTAATAGACTCTAAAGGATCATCAAAAAATTTAGTGAAGGTCTCTGTAACTGCACCTACATTGTTTTGTATAAAGCTAAACAAATCATTAAAGGCTATAGATAAAAACTCTGTTGCTGTAGCAGTAGCATCAATAATTGTTTGATTTTTGCCTAACGTCTCTTGAAACAATCCAAAAGCTTTTTCAAGCAAAAATATAACACCACCTGCTTTACCGATTGCACCTAATGCCTTACCGAAACCTTTAGAACTTTTAGCAGAATCTTCAGCAGCTTTATCACTCGCTTCAAAAGACTCTTTAACTTCTTGTAGTTCTTTTTTTAATTTATCTACCTCTTTTATAGCATTGCCGTATTTAAGTTTTAGTTCTGCTTCGATTACTTGTCCCATAATTTCTTTTTAAAATTGTTGTACGCTTCCTTTATACTTTCTGGATATTTGTATTTACCCTTTGCTATGTCTATGTTTTCTGATCCTCCTTTTACAAAAGGTAGCATCTCTAATATATTTTTTATCATTCGTTTAGTAATTCTATTTCTGACTTTCCTGTTTGTAAATTAGTTTTTATACTATTTATTTTAAACTTCCTATTGTTGATTATAAACCTATCAGCAAGTGTGTAATTTAAAAGTATTTTTAAAGGCAGATATGCTGTTACTTTTGTAATTCTTCGTTTCTTGTCAAATGTATCTACAATGTAATTTTTATAATAATTTTCAAATAAACTATCATCCTCTGCATTACCAGTATATTCATCAACCTCTTCTCCAAAGTTTAAACTCTGTGATGTGCTATAAGTATTTGATGGTCTATTATGTGTTGTTAGCTTTGCTGCTGTATTTGATGAAACACCATTATAAAAACTTAAACTTGTATCCGTGCCTGTTGTTGTGTTTGTTATGTTTAAAATTAAAGGCTTAATGTTTGTGGGACTTTGATCTTTGTCGACACAATACCCATATTGTATTAAGCTCTGTGATCCATCATCTAAATCATTTAGTCTTTCATATATCATTTTACCAAAAGGTAATGTAACTACATATTTACTACCCCTGTTTGTTGTTTGTACATCAGGGCTTTCTGTTGTAGTATTTTCTAAATTACCAAATATTTTATTGTTTAGTTGCTCAAAGTTTAAAGCTAAAAATGTGTCAGGCTTTTGGAATCTAAAAGCTATTTCTTGAAAAGGTATTGCGTAATTTATTTCGCTTTCTTTAACATCGACAAATTGGCTTATATCGTATTCAGTTCCACCACTATAAAACTCATCAAGAGTACTTACTTTTATTTTGCCATCATCTTGTACAAAAGCTGTTAGGTTAAACATCTTAAATATACCTGTTAAAAAATCTATTATCTTAATATCAGGTACTTGGTCTGCTATTACTATATTAGTTACAGCACCATTAGGAGCTATATCTGTGCCTGTTACTGTGGTGTCAAGTACACCAGGATTATATCTAAAAGTAATTGTAGGGACAAAAGTAATTGCAGGATCTTCGCTTGTAACCCTATAACGTATTGATCTTAAAGCACCACCTGATGGTCCTGATATAAGCGCATTTACACTTACAGTTCCACTACCACTTCCTGAAGCAATAGTAAATGGTGTATCTGTAACATCTTCAACAAATATGCTAAAGTTAGTAGAACTTGACGAGGGCGTAACTGAAAAAACAGTTCTATAAGATTTATCAATTACTGTTCCAGAAAAAACAGAAAAGGATGGTCTGCAAGTCCAAATACCATTACTTACTCTTGAATAAGGAGATATACCTGAATTTGTACCTTGATTTGTAGGATCCCATTGATTAGGACTTGCGTTGGAAAAATCTATACTTGTTATTGGCATATTAACTTCAGCAGTCCCAGAAATATTTAGACCTATTGTGCCTTTTACTCTACTTAACCACAAATATAAACTATCCCAAACTGCATTAGCAGAGGTGTTAAAAAAATCATCACTTGCAGATTTTGTAAACTCTATACCTGCAAATGTTTCTATTTGGTCAATTATTTTAGATAGTTTTAAAGCAGGTTTTAAATCTGTAAATCTTACTCCGTGATTATGCGCTCCTCCTCCACCACCAGATTCGTTGTAATGTAGGTTTCTACTTCCTGCTACACTTGATCCACTATCAAAAGTAAACCTTTCCGTATGTGATATTAATGGGTATTTTACAGCGCCACTTACTAAAGATGACTCTAACCCTGTTTTTACTGTAGATACACTATAACTATGATCATAGGTGTTTACACCTTGAAATGCTGATGCTAACTTCTTTTCTTTAAGTTTGTTTTTCAATTCTATTGTTTCCCCAAAGAATGTTATTTTATAAGCATATCCTTTATTGTCTTTCATCTTTGATCCATTCAAACCTATAAAGCCTTTAGAGAAAGATCTATAATTTATTTCTATTGTTGCGCTTATTAAATCATTAGCATTAAAAGATGATTCTGCATCTATGTCGTAGTTGTAGTAGTGTTTAAATATCTTGTTGTTACTTTTAGATGCTGGTACACTAAAAGATTGGCTAAAGTCTGTAAAAATAGATTTTATATCTTTTACGTTTTGTATAGTCTGTGTAAGAGAAATGCTTTCATCTTCAAAAAGATCTACTCTTTCATTATTGATATATAGCTGTATGCTTTGCATTACCTTATGTTGTTTATCTTGTCAAATGCGTTTTCAAATTCTATTGTGTAGTTTATTAGCTTATCGTTTAGTTGCGTTAAGTATGTAACAGATTTAGTTACAGGAATAATAGGAACAACAACCTCATCAGTATCTGTTATCTCTGTGTAGTATACTTGCTCACTTAATAAGAGTTCCTCTATGACTTGATTGTAATCATCATTTAGATATCCTGTATTCATAACTATTTTATCCTTGCCTTGTGTCAAGAACGACTGTTGTTGGTGTTGATGTGTTTTATAGCTTAAGGTACTTTGATCAAATATAGATGCTTTGAATTGTTCTGACTTTACACTTGTGGATTCTACTGACTTTAAGAAAAACCACATATCTTGTAATGCACCAAACTTATTTACAAACGTTACCTTGATAGGATCAAACTTACATTCATCTACACTTTCTATTTTGATTACTTCTGTTGAGTCGGCTGTCGATACATATACCTCATCTACTACTCCTATGTCTACACTTTCCAAGAAATCATCAAGACATTTAGAAGACTCAAGTATTCCACCATCTGCTACAACTCTTTCTTGATAGGTATCGTTGTTGTCTTGACCACTTACTGTTATGTAGTCTATTTGAGCGTTTGTGTTTGTTGAGGTGCTTATTGCTTGTGTTCTCTTTACTACTCCGTTGTTTAAGAAGCTAACGCTTGTTGTTGCTCCTGTATAAACAGGTATTCTTACATTGCTATCATTAAGTCTAAATATAGTGTTGTTAGACATCAATAAACTTGTAGACAAAACAGGATTCGCACCCTCATTAAAATATCCATAACCATCAAAAGCTACAAAGCCATTAGTATTATCTGGACTAACTGTGGCTGATGCTGAACCACTTGATACAGTAGTAGTGATGACAGCGTTTACCCAAACTACTTGACTTGTATAAGATCCGTTGAATTCTATTTCTAAATAGTCTCTTACTAACTCTGACACTTCAAATACAATAAACCCTGCTGTAACTACACTTTTAGTTAGTGTGTATTTCTCGTTAGCTACAGAAGCATTAGCAACAAAAGCTCCTGTGTATATATATAGTTTTAGTGTAGCTATTGCTATGTTTGTTTGTGATACCTTTAAATAAAAAGGACTTCTTACGTTTATCTTTGTTGCCATTACTCAAATATTATGTTTTCTATATCTCTTACAAAGTTTTCTTGTAACTCCTGTGGCAGTTTCTCAAAGGCTTGGTTGAATGGTTTAGTAAAAAACATACTTGCCTTTATACCTTTTTGAAATACGCTTCTTGCTATTAAATACTGTAAAGATTTGTCAGTTATAAATCTACCTGTTTTTTTGTCTCTACCCTTTATGCCTTTTCTTTTTATATACCCCTTAAATATTTCAGGATTAGGCATCTTTGTTCTATAAGAAAAAGGAGAGTTTTTGTTTTCTATATAGTTTGACTTTGTACCTTTTACACCTTGATCTTGAAACTTTCCGTATTGTTCCATAAAAAACTTAACACCTATAAACTTACCCTCTGTAAATGGTAGGTACTCTAAACTATTATATAGTTTTTTTGTATCGTTTTGTGAAAACTTTTTACTCCCTCTTTTAACTCCTTTTGTTAGTCTTGATCTGGCTTGTTGTATAACAAACTTTCCAAACTTATTTAATGCCTCTCTGGTTTCTTTTAACTGCATATGTTTATGTCGTTTGCTATTAATACATCAAAGGTACAAGCTACCCCTGCCATTTGGTTTTCAAACCTTTCATAAAAGAACTCACAAGAAGCATCGCCTTGTAGTTGGTATTGGTTTTGATATAGTGTGCCTCCTCTTAAAACACTTACTAACTTATTGACTACAGCTAATTGTGTGTTTAGGATATCTTGCTCATTGTTGTTTCCTATGAATACGTCTGTTGTTTCGTCTTTAGACTGATCTACAACATCCATTGCCATTACAGTTATGTTAAAGGTTAAGAATTGTTCTTGGATGCTTACGTTGTTTACTATGATATGACTTAAAGGAAATATTGTTTGTTTAGATAGATCTATGTCAAAGATGTCTCCTGTTGTTACTGTGTTGACATTCTCATCTAATAAAAGATTTGTCTTTAATGTGTCTGTGATTTGGTAATAGCCTCTTACTCCTTGATTCATTTCTTAAATTTGTTTTTCATTTGATTAGATTCTA